CTAACTGTGTTAGAGGTTTATCTCCTGTCATTGCTCTTATTCGGTTAATTTGTTCTAAAGTTGGCATAAAATTTATTGTTTGTATTCAGGATAATATGATAAAAATTCAGAAACAGATATATCAGGTAAACCAAGTTGTTGCATCAGAGTTGCTTTTTTCGCACCAATAGCTTCCCTTTCATTAGGGTGAAGCGTAATATATGAACTCAAAGTAGCTTCTGAACTCGCTTCATTAGCCACAGTTTCACCAACAGGATTATATCCTTTTGAATAGTCAGTGAGAAATTCTTTGCCATCACTACCACCCGAAATCTTATCTATTCTCCGTCCATATTCATCATAAATGTTACGATAGGTTCTTTCTTGAGTTTTCAATCTAGCAGTTAAGGTATTATTCATAAAACTTCTAGCTTGATTCGTTAGAAATCCCGTGTTAGCGAAAACTCTAACACCTTTCAATCCAGCTGCTTGCCACACTGCTTGTGCATAATCTTGCACTGTCTTATATTCTCCTTCTCGTACGACTGAATTCGGGTCCATAACTTTAGCAAAAGCATAAACTCTAGCGATGTCATCTGTTGGTGTTCCTCCTAAATCTTTAATGAAGTTAACTTGCGTTGAAGTAACGTTATAATCTTTGACAACCTGTTCATTATCAAATTGACCTGCTATTTGCTGAATTTTAGTTACAGTAGTATTTGAATATCCTGCGCCATAGGCGGCGGCAGCAATACTCTTTTTCCTATTAGCATCTTTGTCCTGATAATTGTCAAAACTCATTGGCGTTTGCCCCGAAGCTATTGCTTGTGCTTTATAGAAGTTATATTCTCCGATTATCCCTGTGCCTCCGACGGCATAATCTCCCGCTTCTCTGTAACCTTGCGCCAAACTTCCTGAATTCAAAATTCTTTCTACGACATCAGTTGGCGCACCTGCGTTTCTGGCATTTTCTGCCAACTCTTGCAAAGGTGTGGTTACTCTATCGTAATAATCTTTTATGTTAGCTTGTGCATCATCAATTAAAGATTGTAAAGCTGTTGCTCTCTCTTTTTCATATTCTTTATAAGCGTCATAGGCATCCTTTACTGCTTTTATATTGTCATCTTTAAATGCCTGAGTTAACTCCCCGACAGACGATGCCATCTTTGTATTGAGGTCAGCAACTTTGTTTACTCCTGCTGTAAAAATACTCCCAATAACTTTAGTTTGAAATGAAGGGTCGTATTCGGCACTCCCTGTCTGATACCCTCGTACATTTGCTATACCGCCCGATGCGACGTTTTGCGTGGTCTGTTGGTCAATTAACTGTCTATATTGAGAACTCAATCCATCAACTTGTGCTTGTTGTGCAGTACTTAACGGAACAGAACCTCTGATAATAGCATTTGTATCTTTTACGAATTTTTTATAAGCGTCCTCTCGTTCTTTATCTATCTTTGCTAGTTTTGCTTGTGCGTCAGTTATCAATTTCTGGTCAGGAGAAACATAAGGTGTTCCCAAATCTTCATCTTCTGTTCCTGCTGTCAAGGCAGATTGAGTAGTTGAACCGCCCCATTTTGCAACAGCCGCAGCCGTCAGCGGACCGTACATTCCATCAACTTTTAGATTCGCTCCTTTAGCGTTTAATTGTTGCTGTAACGCTTTAATTGAAGCTGAATTTTCTCCATAAGTAGCAACTGGATTATTAGTTACTTTGTAAGTGTTTGAACTAGCACTAGCAGTAGAACCCGTAGTACGAGCTGTTGTATATGCTGTAGGACTAAATGCTTCTCCTTGCGTAAATCTTTGTCCTGTGGCGTTATCCACAAAACTTTCTCCTTTTTTTAGAGCTTGTCCTGTATTGGAATTATAGTTTACAGTGTTTGTTGAATTTGAACTACCACCACTACTTCTATTTGAAGAAGATGAACCAGTGGGTAAACTACTCGCCGCAGACGCACTAATTCTTCCACTGGAAACAGCCGCATCTCTAGCTGCTGTACTTGTAAATCCTGTTATTTGTGAAGTTGATTTTTTCTTGGTTGGCATAACTATTCTGTGTTTAATGCTTGCTCTTTAATGGCAAGCTCTTTCTGTTTGTTAATTTCAGAAAGTCTCCTTGTCTCTGCTTCAATCTTTCCTTTCTCGTTATCTGCGGACATCTTTTTATCGTTTGTTTCTCTTTGGAAGTTTTGATTTTCTTCAATCTGTTTGTTAGCTGTTTCTTCACGATTAAATTGTTCATTCATCATTTGATGATTTTGGATAGAATCTAAAATGGTTGAATGTTCAACTCTAATTTTGTCCAGATGTTTCTGGGCAGGTTTGCTGGTTAAAATTATCGGTGAAATTGTTTTAATCATTAGTCGTTTTACAAGCAATGTAGTAGCTAACCCCACCGATATCAATAGTTAGCGTTCTATTAGGAGATGTCGGACTAACTGCATTGACTGCGGAAGCTACGACAAAGGTTCCTGTTAAATTAGGAATAGTAAGAATTTTGTTTGAAATGGCGATAAGAGATAAATCTAAAAGAGCAAATACATTCATACTTATATCTTTTGCTAAATTTATTGTTCCACTAACTCCACTGCCATTTGGAGCACCTGGAGCAATAACTATATTTCCACCAGTTCCATTTCCTCCTGTTGAACTTCCCCCAGCTAGAGTTAAAGTTCCTCCTAATGCACCTGACGATTGACCTGCTTCAATAACAATACTTGTACCTGAACCGACTACTGTTGGAGAAGTTACAGCGATTGATGAAAGAGTTAAATCACTGATAGTTAATGCACTATTCTGTATTGTCTTGCCAGATGTGCCATCAAACCTTGCTATGGCATTATCGACTGCAGAGGCAGGACCGCCAACATCTCCTTGTTGTTCTATTGCGTTATAAAATCCTGAAGTGTTTGAAATAATAAAAGTTGAAGAACCTGGATGAGTTTTTAATGTACCTGATGTGGCAGTATAGGGACTAATGAATAAAACGGAAGAAACGCCTGTTAAAGTTGCTGTTCCATTGGCGTTCTGCGTAATTCCAGTAAAAGATATTTGTTCTTCTTGCGTGCCATTGCCAGGTTCAAGCGTACCGAAACAAATTGTTCCTATATCTGAATTTGTAATGAGTGCGCCATCTATCCCAGTAAATGACTTCAATACGATAGAAGTCGCTCCGACTACACTACCTGCACCTGCGAGAGAAAAATTTTGTGATTGGATGTATTTTTGTGCCATATTTTTATTTTAAATTTATCTTGTAATAGTGTCAGTCATTTTTTAATTATAGCATTTTTATTGCCTGATATTCACAGGGAGTTGTGTTGAAAGCGTTGCATTTAAGCCGAAAGCAATTAACTCCATTCTGTTGTCAGTTCCAAAGACTGAAAATGAAATTGAAGATTCAAAAAAATCAGTATTATTAAAAGATTTTTCCACTCTGAACTTCGGTGGCAAATTTTGAATAGAAGGCAAACTGCCACCACCGCCTAATTTTTGTTTACCCAAAGGCACTTTCCCAAAAGAACCCAAATTTCCAGAAACACCAGACAAACATACAATTTGCGAATCATTGCCGTCAATGGTAAAAGTCTTTTCACTAGCACAACCATCCAATTCATAAGTTATCTTGACAGTCGCTATTGTATTGCTATTTATGTATCCTTCAATATATAGATAATTTGCCGATTTATATTGTGTTCTTGTGCCATAATTCTGATAAGAAAATACCCAACTAGCTTGAATCGGTGAACCAACGAATCCTGTATAAACTCTGTCGGCATATCCTGTGAATAATTTATAACTCTCCGAACTGTTATATGAATGTCCGTAAAGTTCTCCATTTACGATATAGAATCTTGAAACAGGAATGGTCTGAGGCGGTTCCCAATTACCTGTCTGAATATTGAAGATTAAAACCAATCCTTCTTTTGGAATAGCAACATAAATAAAATATCTGTGATAGAAAATAGAACCATCGGTAAAATCGTAACTGTCCATGTCTAATTTAATCGCATCTGAAATGTTCTGTGTTTGAATTTGCGTTAAGAAATTTTCAACCACTCCCATTAAATCAACCGTTGCTTCGTTGGTAACTGTAATCGTATTGTTCTTCATACTGGAAACGTATGCTTGTGAGATTGCTCCTTGTCGTTTGCCTGTCTTTATCGGTAACGCTCCTAATGTTTGTCCTGATGCACCTGCGGCAGATATAAAATCAGTAAAAGTAATCTTATACCATAAATCTTTCCCAGCCGAAATATACATAGTTGGTGCGTCAACTGCACCCTGAACAGTGAAAGCAACTAAATTCTGGTCAAGTATTAAACTTCCACCTTCTCCTGTTTGTCGTGGCGTACTAGCGGTTACATCTTTGTAATTATTCACTTTAGACAACCACATTACAGACGAAGTGAGAGAACCAATAAAGATTTGATTGTTCAACACTGAAATTAAGCCATTGGCAAAAGTGGCAGTGATGCCTGTAATCGCACTGTTCGCTGTAGTTCTAACTGATTGATGGACAATAGCTCCCACAGGTTCGGCTGAAGGGTCAGGAGTAACACCTGTTAAAGTTGTTGTCGTGTCTCCTCCCGTATAAGTATAAGTAGTGCCGTTAATTACTACACTCCTTGTACCAGTTTGATAGAATCCTGTATCTGCCCAAGTATCTCCTGCTTTCGTTAAAGTATTCGCAGTCGAAGACAATAATTCCGTGTATGCTCCATTCCATTCAAAGACATTAGAAGTTCCATTCACAAACAAACAAACTCTTAAACTTTCGGTGGTGTCCCAAAAAGTAGTGAAATTGTAAGCGACTGTCGTGAGAGAAGTTAATAAGTCTCGCCAAGTTACTACGCCTAATGGACTAACATACCGATATTGAAGTTTCCCATCATTGGCTGCACTTGTTAAAAATCCTGCTCTTAAATGTCGTTCACCATTTGCTCTTGTTATCCAATCAAACGAAGCCAAAATAGCAGCATTAACGGCACTCGTAACTCCGTCCAAAGCGTATCCTTGTCGTATCTGCACCCTTTCCGATACATTGGTAAGAACATTCTGACTGCCCACGATTAAAACTCCAGGCGGTAAATTAGTAACATCTTCACGATTGCGATAACCAAATTTGTAACTAGAAACAATAGAAAAATCACCTCCTCCTTGAGATTTTTTAGTTAACTTCTTCGTAAGACTTGGTTGAGTTGTTTCTTCTGGCATTATTTTTTCTTCTCATTTTTTCCTGATGACTTTTTTGCTTTTTCATTAGCATCCATTAAAGCCGAAGTTAAAGCAGATTCACTGCTTCCTTCTAAAGTTGATTGAACTAACTTGTTTGTTCCACTCATAAATTTATATCAAACCTTTAACGCCTAATTTCTTAGCCGTCATTGGTGAATTAGTGTTTAATAATCTAGCCGACTGCGTCAGCGGTCTAGGAGATTTGTTTTCATTGACCTTTGAAATCAAAGTTCCTGGCGCAAAATCACCTTTAATTTTGAATTTCCTTTTTAACGCACCTACTTTGTAATTTAATGATTTCATTTGATTAGTTAATTAATAAAATCTTCTTCCTAAAAAACGACCGTAGTTTACTTTTGGCATAGTATAATAAACACTCATTGGCTTTTGGGTTTCTGATTTGTACATGTTTTTGTATCTCATCAAACCCAGATTATAAGCATTTAAGAAGAACGAAGCGTCATATTGCAAAGCATCGCTTCCTTGTTGTTGTTGTCCCGCCAAATATGCAACCTGATTAAATAATAAATTGTAACTTTCAGTATCCAAATTGATTAAATCAGTATCCATCAATACTGTTTCTTGGAAAGCACCAGTTGTTGCGTTTCTAAAAAGATATTTGGAATAATATTCATACGAAAAGACCGTGCCAAGAATAGAGTTTAGACTATTTATCTTAACTGCAGTCGCATTTGCTGTCATTGCAAACGACACACGAACATAGTTAAGAACAGTAGAGTCAGGCGTGCCGACTAATGACATCGCACTCCATTCAAATTGACATAAATTCCAACCATTTATGAACGCTGTACCTTGTTGAGTTTGCGTTACTGATAATGTGTAATAGTTCGCGCTAGAAGACCCTATACGCAAATTTACAGAGGTTAAATCGGTTCCAGTAGGGACATATACCCAAACAAAGAAAGATGACTGATTAATGTAATTTGAAAGGTTTATCGCAGTCATTGTACTGTTTTCTATATAACCTGTACCTGTCGTTAAATCAAATTGAAGCGAACTCGTTCCTTGAACGAAGTTTGTATTATTAATTGAAAGATTTGAACCAGTTCCAGCTACGCTCCAAGTGCCGTTATCTGTAATGTTATCTATGTTATTTATTACAATCGGACTGTTCAGATAAGGAGCGTTTATCTTTATTGTTTTTAACCCTGAATTGAAATTCATTGTGAACATATTCTGTGAAGCGAATATGTTTTGTTTAGAAATATCAAAAACTTGATTGTACGCCTGTAACCAAATAGAACTTGGAAGTCTATTGACTTGCGGAAAGATATCTATTATTTTGTTTCCTTTGACATCACTCGCAATCGGATAATCAAAAACTGTGTTGAAAATGGGAGCAACAAACTCAACTGTCCTTTTGGTTTCTTGTGGGTCTAAATCTAAAAGGAGTTGTCGTGCCGCACGATTAATAACACCCTCCAAATTTGTAATCTGGTTGGTTGTTGTTCCATGCAAGACCCCATTCAAATCATTTTCAAGGTCAGTGATTGTGTACATCTATTTTTGCCAATTAATGATAAGTTTATCGCCAGCACTTGTTACCACCGCAAGTCCTTTATTTAATGCACAATCAAAAGTTAAAGTGCCTATTGAACCGATTGGCAAGACAAAATAAGCGGTAGCGGCAGTATCTTGAAAAGTTGCTGTTCCTGTCAATGCGATAGGGCAAACAACGCTATGAAGCAAAGTTTTTCCTGTTGAGATTGAAGTCGTAGTTTGAGTTGCTATGTAAGTTAATGAATATTCTTGTGTAATCATTTTATTTATTTAATTAATAATTTTATTCCCTTATCGCACTTCCCGTAAAGGAAGTGAGTAAAGAAATAAATCTTTAAGTAGCATTCAAGTAAGCAAATTCTCCAAATAATTCTTTAGCTTTTAAATTATAGGCTTCGGCTGCCTCCTTTTCAGTTAGAAACCTTCCCACATTTATTCGCTTCCCATTATATTGAATTATTGCTTGCCACTTTGCTTTTCTCTTGATGTCGTTGATACTTCGAACTCCCTTATACTTAGATTTGGTTGGTAATCCTTTATAGGAACGAGGTTTGCGGCGATTTTGAGCATTTTGAGTTACGCTACAAATCCTCAAATTTCCTTTTCGGTTGTCCAATCCATTTCCATTTTCATGGTCAATATGTATATTTTTATCTGTTACCCGTAGGACTTCTCTATGTAATCGGAATGTTTCCTTTTTTCCATTCACTCGTTCACTCCTTTTTACATAAACTGTCCTCGCTCTAACATCAACACATGCTTGCCATTTATAAGGAACTAATCTCTCGTAATCTTCGTCATCAATTATCGCATCGTATCCTTGTGTAAGTTTTATTGTTTTCATAAGATACCCATTGTATCAAGAAAACTATATCTTCACAAGGTATTATAATGTTTTATGTCGCATCATAATACGGAACCCATTTGTCAACTCCTCCAATTCCAATCTTGAAGAATCCTGCTGGAGCATTCGTCTGCGGAGCAGCCGTTGAACCAGTAGAACTATTCATATTAATGTTTTGAGTAGTAGCCGCGATACCTGTCGTGTCAATAGCTGAACCTGTCGTAAGTCCTGCCAATGTAATTCTTAATCCTACTCCTGTTGTTAAGGAAGCTGAAAGAATACTTGCAAGAGTTCCAGCTGTAGTAGCGGATGCTGTAACATTCAATAATCCTACTGTGCCTGTAAAAGCACCTGAACCTTGAATTGAAACAATGCCGTTCGTAGCTATTGCACCAGTTGTTGCTGTAATTGCACGGATAAGTGAACCTGATGTCATTCCTGTTGAAGGGTCTGTAATATTAAGAGCAATACCAGTAGTTTGTGCACCACCGAGAATACTCACAATAGTACCAGTTACTGTAGACGCACCAGCTACATGGACGAATCCAAGAGTTGAAGCAGTCGTAGTAAATGCACCTGAAGCAACAAATGAGATTGCTCCGTTAGTTGCAATAGCACCTGCTGTTGAACTTGTAGCTCTAATCAATGAACCAGATGTTAAACCAGTAGTTGAAGTAACTTGAAGTCCCACACCTGTCGTCATCGCTCCTGCTGTAAGTGTCGCTAAACCTGTGCCTGTATAAGCACCTGTTGTTATAATCGCAAGTCCATTACCAGCGACAGCTGCACCCATATCAGCACGATAAACTTCACCTCCAGTAGTAAATGTCCCTGTTGCAACTGTTCCGAGAAATACTGCTCCTGAAGTTACACCACTTGTTATTGCGAATTCGTTTCCAGTCGTTGCTGTTCCTGTCGCCGTTATCGGTAAAGTAAAATTACCTCCAGCATCTTCCAATAATGTGAAAGTTGCCGACGCAGCTGTGCCTGTATTTACATAAAGACCACCAGAAGTAGTATTCATTAACAGACAACCAACAGCATAACCCGCAACGGCAGATGGAATATCTCCTGTTGCACATTTTACTAATGTGAAATCTCCAGCTTCATTAGCAAAAGCATGACTGACAGGACTAGCTCCGTCAAAGAAATTCGTACCTATTGAATCGTTAGCCATAAATCTAATCTATTAGTTGATAAAATTAACCTACCGACTTATAGATTAAACTCCCGCAGCACCGTAACTTCCCGCATAATCAGAACAGAAATAATTCTCACGGAAGTTTGCTTGATAGAAATATGTCAAATTGTTTGAATATCTCCAATCAACCAATGCTGTTTCAATTCCTTGTCTGATTAAACGTGTGAATCCATGTCTTTTAGCCAGCAAGAACCAAGCTGTATCGCTTCCTCCTGCGACTGTACCCAACCAATGCGAAGTCCATACCGTAATACCAAGTGCAGAACGATAAACGTTCACATTGTTATTAGCACTATCAGCAATCAACGCTGAATCGGTAATCTCACGAGCGTGTTTCCATAAAGCTGGCGGAACTAACAACACCGCTGCCGAACTTCCTGAAATAACTCCCGCTTGATTCTTTTGTTCCATCAGATTAACAAGAGCTGTATTGAGTGAAGTTGGCGACAATGCTGAACCTGCACCTGTGGCAACATTTGATTGCGTACCACCTCCAATTAAAGGATGAGATGCAGAAAAGATTGCTACTCCGTCGGCAGTCAATGCAGTCGTAAATCCATTCCTAAACAAACCGAAAGCTGTGAAGTCTTGCGTGTTCTTTGCTTGTTCTGCGAAGTCTTTGACATCGGCAGCCCAAACTCCATGCCTTTTTGTTATCGTAGTAGCTCTTTATCCACTACATCATTGACTCTAAATATAATTCTGCCTTTTTAACAAATTCTATGTCCTCTATTACTTGTAGTGAGAGATTGCATTCTCTGCAAAGTAATCCTCGTATCTTTCCTGTTTGATGGTTATGGTCTACGCAAGGTTTTATTTTGCCAAACTCGCAATCACATATTGGACATTTATTGTTTTGTTTAGTAAGTATTGTATTCCAATCCTCTCGTGTAAGAGAGTATTTTCTATTAAGACGAAGGTCTGAACGATATTGAGCAACTTTGTGCTTTATCTTTTGGTAGTGTTCTTTAGCTTTCGTTTTCCTACCATCCAAATCTTGAGAATACCAGAGATTATTTTTTACTCTGCATTCTCTACAAGTCTTGTTTCTCTTACCCCTAAAGGTATTGAAATCATTAGCTTGTTTGTCTTTCTTACAATATATACATTTTATGATAATCATATTGTTATCATAGCATACTTATATTTATTTATCAATGTTCAGACTATATCTTCACTATTGGTTTTTGACTGTTTGATTTTTGTCCAGTGTCGGGATTTCGTGGAGTGATTATATTCTATTTCTAGTTTCACACTCTAGTCGTTCGCCCTTGTAAATCTTTTAACTTTTACCTTGGGTCGGGATTGTCCATTGTTGGAGTTCCCCCGAATTAACCCGATTTATACAACACACATGGCTACGCTAACTGAAGCGTAGAACCCCAATAAGGGGAGTTTATGTTGTCGTCAAATAATTGCTTGCTAATATTGATGCCTTGCGCAAACGTTAAGATTGCAGTTGTTTGTTTGTTTCGAACTGAAGGAGTGGAAAGCGGAACAGCAACTGTCTCTCCGATTGCAGGGAATAAACCTGACCCTTTGTTAATAGACTGAATCCAAGCAGCATGGGTCGTATCTTGCGGCTTGAAGATATCCGAGGTCGTAGCATGCGCTACTCCAGGGAATGTCTCATCATAGTCAAACTGTTGGAAAAACACTTTGTCCAATTCAGTTTGGACTATGGAAAAATTCTGGGCTTCAGTAAACATTTTGTAATTCTAAATTAAGTTAATAATATTAAGTCAAATCTGAAACTCCCGCTCGGAATGCAACTGCGACTTTTCCTGGATATTTAGCAACATCAAGTGGCATAATGACCAACCCGTTTGTTGCTCCATCAGTTGCTAAAACTGTATAAACACCTGTCGTTAAGTCAATCAAAACCCTATCACCAACCAATGCGTCATACTCAGCTTGAGTATCAAACGCTACTGCTGAATTTGGTTTAGCTAACCAAGTTATTCCTGAATCAATCGGAATAACGTCAACTGTTCCTGCGGCTGAAGCTGTTTGTGTGGAAGTTGTTTGCGCAATTCCCACAAAAAAATCAGTAGCAACAACAGGAGTATTAGTAGCAGGTTGAGTAACAACCGCCGCACCGAGTGCACGAGCAACTGGTTCACCAGGATTGATGATTGTAGTAGAAGCACCAGCCGCTACCAAACATTTCCTACTGCCACGACCTCCATTTGAGCTATTCTGCTCTAGAATCGTAAAGTCTCCTATTGCCATAAATAATTCTGTATTAGATTGATAATTCTAACTATCTATGTGCCAGCGTATCTTCTCAAGTTCTTTTTGTATCGTTCAATATCTTTGTCTGACCAACCTTTAGCTTTGAAAGCTGTTAATTGTTCAGGAGTTATTTGAGTTCCCACTACGGGTACACTCTCTGTATGAGAACCAGTTGAAGCTGAAACGCCAGTCTTATTTGAGATAGCTAGTTTGAGTTCGGAGTTCTCTCTTAAAGCTTTTTTTATTATTGCTTCTTGTTCTCTAGTTATTTCCGCTAAACGGGAATTAGCCACAGTTTCAGTTGCAATTCTTCTCATCCTATCGTCATCGCTTTCATTTTCATCGGAAAAATCAACTTGCTTTGATTTTGCTTTCATCGCAGCCATTTTCCAATTTGCAGATTCTTCAATAAGACGATTTTTTTCAGCTTCTAAAGTAGCAATCCGAGACTCATAGTCGCCACTATCAACAGTAGTGGTGTCTGCCTGGACTGCGGCGGGTTCAGTTGTATTAACCGCTAGGGTTTCTTTATCCATAATTTATCAAGCCATTTTTTTAAGGTATAGCCAACCTTTTTATATGATAAAAATAACTAATTTAATTATAGCACATTCTTATTTTTTAACACAAGTTTGGTTTTGATATTAAATGCTTTCATATTTCCATAATCATAAAGGCGATGGCACGAGACACATAAACTCATCCAATCATTTAACTCCATTTTATATTTTCCACTCTTATTTGCCCAGTGATACATTCTATCCTCATCATCCAAACCACAATTTTCACAATGATTAGCACTCCCAAGTTGAGCAATAATACGATGATGCTTTCCCGTATAACCTATTTTATCACCTTTCCACCACGGACTATTTATTCCTTCACCCCATTGAGTAGCTAACGCTTTTCTTTGATTCTCGTTTATAGTTTTTCCTTTTTGAATCTCGCTAATTTTCTTTTTAGTTTCTTCTGTATGTTTATGTCCTCGCAATGATTCCGCACGCCTCCTATATATTTCCTGTGCCTTTTCTTTATCTTTATGCCATGCTGTCTCTTTTGCTATTCTTTCTTTAGAATGTTTTTTTCCTAAATTATATGTATGTCCTTTTGTAAATGGCATATTATTTTATTTTTGATAAAGTTTCTAATATATTTTTCTGTGTATCTAATAAATATAACATAGCTCTCCCTTTTATTAGTTGGTTTTCCAATATACCTTCATCTTTAAACATTGCTTTTTGAGCTAGAGCATTCGGTGTTGAAAAAAGAATCTTCCACAAATCTGAAGCTAATAACATTTCAGCTTCTTGTTTCAAATTCTGAAGCATTACTTTATCTTGTTGAACGCCTCCAATGTAAACTATTCCCGCTTTATCAACCGAGATAATCTTTTTAGGGTCAACCACACTTAAGAGTTTAACTAATCGTTCTTCAACCAATTCTTCTATATTGGTGTCTGTTTTTGGCATTATTCCATCGTTACGCTTTTATTGATAATGTTCTCAACACTTTTAAGTTTAGCTTTGGCTTCGTTTTCTAACATTGTGGCTTCGTCTACTGAAGTAGTTATAGGAGGATTATATATGATTGGAGGATTATAAGTGAAAGTAGAACTAGAAGTTGCAGAAACTTCCAACGATTCAATTAGAGTTTCTAAAATACCTCTAATGTAATCTATTCTGGGATTCTCTTTCTGAAGTTCATCTAAACATTTTTTAAGTATGTTTTTATTCATATATCAAACCAATTCGTTTTTAAACTGTCAAGTTTGCGAGCTTTCAATTCATCTGTAATGTTTGTCTCTATTTCATTCTGCATCCCTTCCACTAATTCACGAGCTGTAAAGATAGACTCATCATTAAACAATTCAACCATTGTTTTAATATCTTCAAATTGCGGACTTTTAGGGTCAAGTTTTTCCGTAAGTTTTAATTCATTGAATTTCTTTTCTTTCATCTGTGCCAAGAACTCTTGCATTATCATATTGCCGAGTGAAGTCAATAGATATTTAGCATCTTCTATTGAAGTTGAAGCTTTAATTAGACTAGGAAAGAACTTGTCTTTCACGAAAGACCTTTGACGCCTAACTTCTTGAACATCTCTTATTCCTTTTGCAATTTCTTCTTTAGTTCTATTCATTTCTTTAATTTTGGTCTACCTCTTTTTTTAATAACTTCTTGAATCTGTGGAACAACTTCAGGTGGAATAACTGGATTTGGAATTGGTTTAACAAGTCTATTTTCAATCGTTTCAACTAGAATGAAAAAGAGTTTAGCCAAATCTGTTTCGTTACTTTCAAGATATTTCTGTAATGCTTCCACATTGAGAGCAGTTTCAATGTCTTTAATCAAATATCCATCAGAAACTACTCTGTTATTTTCAACATGTGTGGGTGCTTTCTTTTCAATGCCAAATATCTCGGCTATCTTTGCACGAGTTGATAATGACAGCTCAAGCCATTTTGAATACAGAATCATAAATTTATTTACTTAAAGTTGGCATAATTGTTGAACTCATTTTATTCTTTAAAGGCGATTTTGCCATAGCAGACGCAAGCGGACTATTACCAGCGGCGGGCATACCGCCTTCCATTCCTGCCTGCATTTGTTGCGCATTCATCATTGCTTGTTCTTCGGGAGATGGTTGTTTTGCCATATATTTTTCAGGGTCTTTCTTTGTCATTGGATTTGAAATCATTAGAAGTTTAGCAGTTTCAATCGGGTCAAACATTCCAGGCGGAGCTGACACCATTCTATCGTATTGTTCCAAATTATAGCTTCTCTCGAGGTCTTCACTGCGTGGATTAAGAACATCAGGATGAACCGCAACTAGATATTGCAACTCACGAAACATCGCTGGATTAGCTTTAGCAATAGTCATCTCTTTTTGTTTTTCTTCTTCTAACAAATCAAATGAAGATTCAAGATAATTTTCTTCTGTCATCTTCTCAGGCACACTGTTAGTAAATTCTATCTTTTTATTCTTCTCGCCTGTCTTTTCTAAACCTTTTAAGAAGAATGTCTTGTAAGTAAGTTCACTATTACCTGTGATTTTAGCCACATCAGGCAACGTTAAATATTGAACAATGTCGCCAACTCGCAATTTACCGAAATCTCTAACATGTTTAGCAATCATTTGTAAGAATAAACCTAGCACAGTGTTAGCGTTCTGTTCCAATCTTGATATTTCAAATGCAGTCTGCGAACCTTGTTCAGCCACTCCTTGTTGTAATGGTTCTTGCGAACTCTCATTGATTGATTTCTCAACCACAGACAACATATCCAATCCCGCTTTAAGGTCAGAACCTACATTGATAGCTCTTAAATCAGCGTCAGGACTGCTTAAAGTAGTAACAGCCCCAGGCACAATGACATCGGATGCGATTATCTCACCGCCCACATTCACCATTGGTTTAAAGATAGCAAGATATGTTCCGTCAATCACCATCTGGTAAAGTGTATTAACAATATCAGAATCATGCTGAAGCTTAAAAGCAAGAGACTTATAATAGAAAAATCTGTTATTGATAGGTTCATAACCAAATTTGTCAAATGGATAAAGTTTATCGTTTCTGGGATTTGGATTGTTGAAATCAGTCAACATCACTCGGTTGACCATTATTATTTTTATGTCTAAATTCTTGTTCCAATAAGTAACTTCTTCCACATCTTCACTTCGCATATTCGGGTCATAGACATAATAAAATTGTTTATTAGCATCGTCGTAAATTGTTTGCACACCTGGACGAACATATTTGAAATTATCATACACTCCGTTGTATTTCGCTCTCGCATCGCTGAAAGCATAAACCTTTCTCCAGATTAGAAAACCTTGTCTTTGAAGGTCAGGTTCGTAGAAATTCTCAATCAATAATTGTGAAACAGGCACAACACAATCAGTAAAACAAGGATAAGATTCGTCCAATATCTTTTCTTCTTTCCATTTGCCGTTTATCTTCTCTGTTTTAACTGTGCGATAGACTTCGGCATATTCTGTATAACCGATAGAAGCAGGACTAGAAAGGGCTGTTATAACTCGTAAGAGGGCTATATTCGAATAGTTTGAGACATCACCTGACCATTCCATCAAATCTTCCATAACTTGAGCCGCTTCTTGTTGTTCATCGCTTGATTCATTGTAGGCGAATATCTTAGGAAAGATTAACCTGGCTGTTGCGTGAGCTGCGATTGAAATACATTTATTTCTAACAATCGGTCTGATTGCGCGAGAACGCCAAGCACTCTGTGGACTGCCTTCCCACGCTTCACCGTTGTTCGGTTGATAAGTATTGAAAGACATCTGGTCATATTGGTCACGAGAGATTAAAGATAAATCATTAAATTCCACTCTCGGAGTGTATTGATTTTGAACTCCTTGCGCAAAATGTTTAAGGATAAGAGAAGAAACTGTAAATTGTTCTTCCGTTTCGTTGTATTCAGAAACTTCGTCGCTAATAGTTCCATCTTTATTGACTGCCGTTCTCATTAGAACAGCTTCTATCTTTTTTATTCCACTTCCGCTTTCTGTTTCTTTAGTAGTTAAAATTGACATTAAATAAATTATAACATATTTGGATAATGAGTGTGTGCAACTTTAGGTTTATCTTCCAACTCTGGCGGTAATCCTTGCATCGTCTGAAATGGAATTAAATTGTTTCTTGGCATTGTTGACTGTGGATAGTGTGTATAAGCTTTAACTTGATTTGGATTATGAATGGAAGATAATGCGTAACGTATTGCATCCATCGAATGACTGAAATCATGTTCAGGTTCTTGCAAGATTTTACCATCTTTGTCCATCTCCCACAAATATCTTCTATATTCTTTAATAATATTTAAACTTCTTTTTGTTACAGAAATCTGTTGACTTTGAATAAATTGTATTCCTTGATGAACGCTATCTTTCCCTTTCTTGGAAGGAAGAATAGTAATTCCAAATAGACGAATTTCATCTATGCTTTTAGGTTCGGCACTGTCGGCAATCGTAATAGCTTTTTTCTCTTGATTCTTGAGAACATCCGCTATCTGTTTATTTAAAAGACCTTTGGCGAAAGCAAGTTCGTCTACGATATATCCTCCATTGTAATAATATATCGCCACGACTGCCGTAGGGTCGTTTGTATAGCCGAAATCCACGCCATAACGCTCAAGGCGAGCTTCAAACGGTATTTCGTCAATAATCTGCCATCCAGTATAGATACGCTGTTCTGTCGCTCCTAATTGTCCTAATCCATAAACTGTCCACCATGCTATGTTTCCTTTATGACTTTCAATCTCATCTACCATTACTTTGTCCAATGCTTCGTTGTCTAAATAAGTTAAAGTTATGAAATCAATATCATCTTTACGCATTGGAAGAAGTTCTGTGTAGAACCAAAATTCTTCTGAAGGATTCCAGTCTAACCAAATTGTTTCTCTCGTTCGTGTTATCAACTGGTCAACTATTTTGTAATCCAAGTTATTACATTCATTCACGAATAAGACATCACGGCGCGGACCGTGCGCTTTCCCATAAGTATCTACCGAGAAGAATTCTAATTTGTTTCCTGTTTCAAATGTGTAAGTGTGTTTCGTTCCATGCCAGAGTACATCTTTCCAATATCCTCTGTCTTTCATAATGTTCTGAAAATCCAACATCGCTCCTTTCTCAAGATGTGGATAACTTTCAGAAACAACAGTCGCTAACTTCTCTCCTTCTTGTTTTGTCTGACAATAATCTATCAACCAAACAAGGATTGAAATTGTCTTGCTTGCCGAAGTTCCACCTGCGACTGCACGAATACGCCTTGACAACTCAAAGATTTGTTTCGTAGCTGAAACATCTTTGTATGAAAATTTGCGTTCTTCTTCCATTTGGTTTATAATATAATTAATTTAATACCGCACAACTTGTTAAAGGGAGTTGTGAGCAGTAATCGCTCGCTTGCCCTTTAACTGGCGAGCGATTTTTGTTTCCATACTTTGAACGTCCAGCTAACTCTGGTAACATCCTGCTATTGATAAGCAGGTGTTATTTTTCTCTTCTTCTCTTTTTCTTTCTTTCTTTTTTCTTAGGACTTGTTTTCTCTCGTTTCGTTTTTCATTTTAACTATCTTTACACTTCTACTAGAATAAATGGGTACAGGAGGAGTAGAAATCTCCAAATTCATCTCCTGTGAAGGTTTGCCGTCAACTCTGTCGGCTACCGCATTGAAGGCGTTTACATCTCCTCTAATCGCTTTCCTTGCCATAGCGGTAGACATGGCTTTACTCAAAGTCATCTTTATAGGTTTTCCATTGAAATCTTTTAATTGGATTTCTTCTCTAAGAAGTTCTTTGAAGATAGTAGCGAAATGTCTTTGTCCTTTAGGATGTCCAGGACTAGCTGAATTTCCTTTTACAAACTTGCCAGTGATAGGGTCTTTACCAGTTTTATTGACGGTATTAACCCCGATTTCTGACGGTTTGTCAATAGCTACAGTTTCTTTTTCTTCTTCCACCATGATACAAACATATTACAATACTTTTCAACAATTTGAAAGAGCATCATTTAATCAGATATTATCCAATCTACTAAATCTTTAGGCGAAATTACAACGTCTCCTAATTCTTCTAACTTCAAAGGAGTGAAATCTATTTCTACAATTTCATCTTGTAATTTGTTAAATTCTTCTAAAAACTCTTTCATGTTTTCAGGTTTGACTTGCCAATTATCTTTTGTTTGTTCTTCACCTAATCTCTTAACCAATGTTACTCTCTGTTCATTATACACCGCTAATTCAGCTCTTATCTTATTGCTTAATTTAGTTAAACGATATGCAATCTTAATAGGCAATTTTGTTTCCAAAATAGCTATCATTCCTTTCTCACTTTCTACGATTTGTTTTAATGATAGTTTCATTTTACTTGACTGCTGACGCAGTCGGCATGTTAATTGATAATCACCCAACTCGCTTAAAAATAATAATTACTGATGGACTAAATGTTTGTTGCCAAGTTCCTTCTTTTGTTTGAAATCTTGGACGACCTCTTAAATATCTTATCTCTCCTTTCATTGCGTAATCGTGCCACCACGCCGTGTCAGTCGCACTTGGAACTAAACATACCACAACTGCCCCCTTTAATGAACTTTCATATGCTTTTTTCATCCATTCATTCAGAACTTTCCCATAAGGCGGATTCATCCAACAATTAAAACCTGACCAGCTTTGTTTCAATCCATCTATTTCTTCATTGAAATAATTTATGTTTTTAAAATTCCAATCTGAAGCACAAACATCTAAATTGAAATGAAATTCATTGTCCAATTTATCATATAAATCTTGTGGCGTAGACCAATCCGAACCACGACTATGCCATCTGCCATCATTCCGAACTCTCGCAATCTTTGTTTTTAATTCTTTTTTCAAGGTAACATTTGCTTAAAGAACCAAAACCATTCTAATTTTACTCTCCAGTATCTGCATCAGTTGGGAATAGTATTTGAATCTTCTTTTCTAACTCATAAATCAATTTATTTTGCTTTTCTTCTTGCGCCAGTATAAACAAAAAAGTAATAGACATAAGAAAAATGATTAACACTATAAACATTTTATCGTTCATGGTCTTATTTCTTTTAATAAATTTCTAAAAAATATCCGCCATCCTACCCTATTTCTCTCGACCTTGATAGGTTTATATGGGGGAATTTTAACACTATTTTTGTCATTTGACCACAGGAATCCATCTTCGATGTCTGCTTTTTTCTTTGACTGGACAAAATTATAATGTCGTAATGCCTTATCCATTATAGTTTCTTCTGCTTCTTCGGGAGGCGAATTTTCTAATACTTCTTTTACTATTTCTTGTATTTCTTTATTCATTTTAATTTCTTAATCTTATTGAATAACGAAGTTGGGAAACCATCAGAGCGAGCAAGGTTTGCTTCATCTGCATCATTCATCAGTTTTTCTCTTTCTGATTTTAGCAATTCCTTGACAAGTTTAGCTTCAACATATTTTGTATTGTTTATTGTTTCAGTTATTTCGTCAAGTTCTTTCCAATTTTCCTCTCCCGCCGTGCAAGGATTTCCTACAAAAGATTCTTGACAATTATTACAAATAAATTGTGAAGTGTATTCTCCCGTACTTTTAATAGACCGTCCAACCTGACATTCACTGCAGATTCTTTCGGGGCAATTTAATCCTGTGCAAGTTTTTATTGGTTTTTCTTTCATTTTATCTCTCTTTTTTAATGGCTTCATAAATAATTCCAAACATCTCTATTGCTATTCCTTGCAAAGTTAATGCCAATGCCACTGACCAGTGTGAATGTTGCCATACTATTACCAATAAAATTCCTTCTAAAATCCATCTTATAATTTTTGCTGTTTCATTTTTCATATATTTATCTCTCTATGAGAGCGGAGGTTAATCAAATAATTGAAAATACTTTCCTTTTAATTCTATCCCATAACATCCATCGTGTTCTTTTATTTTGGCATCGCCGTTTTTCAACAAGTTGAGTAATTTTTTTCTTTGAGATGTGCCGAGCTGTTTTTTAATTGCTTCCCTTATTATTTTTTCGGGGCTAACTTTATCTTTAATTTTTCTAGCAATTTCGTCTAAAATATCGGCTTCTTTTTTAGGATTCACCTCCTCTAATAGAATTTTATCAACATGTTTTATTTTACCGATTTTCTTGTAGATGGTTCTACCGAGAACATAATTTTTTCCGCCTATTACGAAATTATTTGTAAAACCATCAACGTAAGGATTTTCTTTCATTTTCTTTTAATCTACGCAATTAACTTTTAATCTTAATTTCTTTACCACATTTCAAACACACAGCACCTTTCATATTATTCCAATATCCTTTTCCGCTATTATGTTTGCATTTCTTTTTCATTTTATTATATTTTCTTTAGGAATAATTATTACTCGCCGAATTTCGCCATCATCTAAAACATCGCCTGCTAACACAATACTATCTTTTGTCTCTTTCACTAAATAGCCAACCGAGCAAATTTCCGCTATCTTGAAATCTTCTTCTCTGCTAATTTGCGTAATGTACATCCTGCTATCTCGCCAAAATACTTGCCGTAATCGCCCTTTTTTATTTATTGACATCAAAATAATTTATCAGTCCTTCGCTCGCTTCTAATAATTCTTTATTCAGTTTTAGTAATTCTTCATTCATATTTTGAGCAAGATTCTTGCCGAAAATAATAATCAGTTTAGCTGAATATATCGCAAGAATTTTCGCTAATTCCTTGTTTCCTTTGGAAAATTCGCCTATTGCTTTTTTTATTTCTTCTTTCATCTTATTCTAAAATAAAATAATCCCCAAACACAATCCAATCCAGATTCCAGCGAACAACCCAATAATCATAAGTCTTTCATAAATCATTTCTTTATGCTCTTGATAAATCTTTTAATCTATTGTTGGTCTTTTAACATAACAATCTATGCGACCTTTCTCTTTAGCGGAATTTCCAGCTTCGTAAATCTCGTCAAGATATTTAGAAATTGCTAATGGGTGGTATGGCATTGAAGAAAGACTATCAATATCTTTGCCTTTAGATTTACACAATTCTATCCATATTTGATAAATCCTTTCGCTTGGTTTCATATATTTTTAATAATATCAAAACTTTTTATAACCGCATTTTCCTCGGCACATTGAGTATATCCTGCAATTAACCACGAAATATGATTTATCTTTATTCTATCTTTTGACACGGATGCACTCTCTAAATCTACCACGCAAGCCGATTAAAGCAAACCTTTAGAACGTTGTTTATGTCTGTGCCTTCCAGGTCGGCATTCTATCGTACAATCTTTGCCAAATTCATCTTCTTCTGGTTCATCAAATTCTTTTATTTCCGTATTTTCCATATCTTTCTTTAATGCCTCTATGGCGTTTTCAAATGATATTTCTTTTAAAGCATTAGGCGTTCCCGCCATAATAGCCAAAATGTGTTTAAAATTCTCGTAAACAATTATCATCCATGGTATTTTAAATGCCATCATTCTTGCTTCTAATTCTTCTTTGTCCATTTTCTCCAAGATTGTGTAATGCAAAGCTAGAATTCCTGTAAAACCATAGAATAACACCATTCTTATATCTGGTGTGTTACTAACATTACCTAAATTCATAGTTGTCGCTGAATAAGGAACCCATAATGGAGTTAAACCTGGAGCATTAAACCACGCACCTTGACTATTGGGATTGGAAGTATTGGAAGGCATTATCTTTTAATTAATTCTTTTAATAATTTGGCGAATTCCGCAGGTAATTCACTAGCGGATTTCAATACACGACTATTGCCAATACATAAATAAACCATTTCACGTTCACATTCTATTCCGAATCCCACAGATTTGATATTTTTCTTCTTCCATGGCAGAAAATAATCTCTGTCAAAAATACTAACATTTCCGACTCCTCCGTCAGTCAGAACAATCACGAATCTATTCTTCTCTGTCTGTATTTCTATTTTCAATCTATCCAGACCTACATCAAGATTAGTTCCTCCACCTCTGTGGTTGACCAGACCGCCAATCTTTTTTTCTATCGTTTTATCCATTTCTTTTTCAAACTCTTTGACAGTCTTAGCCCCGTTAGAGAAAACAACAATCTCAAACGGTATCTGCATCTGTTTGAACACTTCCGTCAGAATTATCAACGCTCTGGTTGTATGAAGTATCCTTACACCATCCATAGACCCTGAAACATCCAAAAGAATAGAGAAAGCGAATGAACGTATAGTATCATTAACTTCTAATTTGGATTTGAACACTCGACTGCTTCCCACTGAACTCTTATATAATTTCTTGGTATTCAATCTGCCTCGTTTCTGGTCGCCTACATAACGCACAGAAAGCTCCTCCCTACGCATAAAAGTTAATCTACGGACTAATTGTCGTATTTCCATTCCCACGCTGTCCTTGAGCGTTTTATACTCTCCTGTTAACCATTCAGGCGGTATTTTGTTGTTACTCGGACCGCTCTGGCGAGATAGAGAATTTTCATTCTGTGGGTCAATTCCCGCTTTGTGCATAAATTCTTCATTTATTCTATCCATTATCTGTTCCATTACCTCAGCGGGCATCATTGGAAAAGCATCTTCAATTATTTTGTTTCTTTCTTGAGCGTCTTTTAATAAATCTTCCAATATCGGATAAACGGCAGTTTCTAAATATTGCGACAATTCTCTTGAATTCTTTTTTATCTTTGAAGGTTCAATCGTATGATGGAGCAATTTCATCTTCTCTTTAATGTTGGTAAATTCTTTATGCCCTAGCGGGTCAATAGTGTACATTTCGCTCAACATCTCTCCGCACCATTCATAGATAGTGCCAACATTCTCGCTTTTGGACTCAATCAAAGCCAAACCTAATTGAACTGCGTCTAAATCGGTAGTGCCGAATTTATTATGCAAATCCAATTTTAATTTAGGGTCTTTGGGATTAAGAACACCTTTACTGTTTGTATGTCCGTTTAAGATTTCAGCAAAGATTTGTACAGGTATGAGATAGATTAATTTCCTGAAAGCCTCTCCGACTTTCATGTATTTATTTACTTGTTCTTCAATGGTGGGAATTATGTTTTCATATATTTCTGACGCGCTCTCGTATGCTTTCAACATCAGAAAATCAACTCTCAAATCTTCATACGCCGCCAAAACTTCTCTGGCAGGCATATCATATTTCTGAATGTATGTATTTTTTAATAGAGAATGATGCGTAACGTAACGCAATTTTCCGATAACGTGCATAAGTGTAGCCAATAATTCAGATTTAGTGCCATAAACTAATGAAGCAGGATTGTAAGTGAGAGTTTTGGATATCAAATCAACTTTCCAATCGCTCCCAATCTCAAGTTTGATGTTATGTTTAGCTGAAAGAGCGTTCGCCATCTGCTGAATATATTTGTAAGTTAATTGCGGTTGTCTATAATATCCGTTCCAAACGCCAGTCTTCTCGTAATTCGTATAAGCGTTGCTGTATTCTTCTTTGTTTATCTCATAACGTTTCTTTTTATCACCTGAAGATTCTTTGGAAAGTTTATTATCCAATTCCCAATTACGAGAAGAATAACCATATTCATCCTCAGGCAGAATTTCAAAACCGTCATCGTCAATCAATTTTTTCTTTTTCAATTCTTCAGAATGTTTCTTGATAGTGTTGCTGAAAAGGTCTTGATGATATGGACTGTGAATATTAGATTTTTCAAACCATCTTTTTCTTTTGTTTTTCATTTGGGTTCTAATTCTTCTTCTTCTTCCTTCTTAATGCCACCAACGCCATCGTCCGCAGTCTTAAAATGAAGCGCCATCAAGGTTTTAACCGCATCATAATCATCATCCGCTATCTTATTCAGAACAGTCATTTCCGCCGAATTAAGAAATTTGTTATAGACTTTGTACATCAAAGCCCACATTAACAAATCTCTAGTTGAAAGTACGAATCGTATTTCTTGTTTAGCGTGCATCATTCGCACTTCTCCTGCCAATTTTATCATCTTCTCGGCTGTCGCATCAGTAATTCCTGTGCGAGTAACTAATATATTGCGTTCTATCTTCGGAGGTGAAAAATCAACTTTCACAACCATAAATCTTGACATTAGAGCTTTGTTAAGTTCTTTCGTACCTGCATATTCTGTTGAGGGATTCATCGCTCCGAAGAAACGAAAATCGGGATGCGGTATTACAACTTCATTTCCTTTCTCCGCAAGAATAACTCGTCCGTCATCATCCAATAAAGAATGATAGACGAAATTAATCTCCGCTCCAGCCGCATTTATTTCATCAGCCAAAAACCAATATCCTTTCTTCATCGCTTCAATCAGAATTCCATCTTGCCAAACTGTCTCTCCTTTCATAAGCAACCATCTGCCGATAATATCTTCTACTGTCGTTCCGCCATTATGATTAACTCGCACGAAAGCATTGTTCGTAGATAAAGCAAGATGTCTAACCAAGGCGGTTTTACCGCATCCAGTTTCTCCTATTAAGAGCACAGGCATCCGATAACTGACCGCTACGGCAACCTGTTCCATTATCTTTCTATTGTCTTCAAATTTTATCTCTTTAGGCAGGAAATTAGGATTGACTGTTTCTTTATTCACAGGCAGAGATACTCTGCGTGAAACCTTAAACCATTTAACTGTTTCCATATTTTTTTAACTTAAAATTGCTAATATTGCTATCACAAACAAACCAAACAGGAAGATTGTCGCAAATAATTCATCTCTCATTTTATTATTTTCACTTTACCTTCCGAATAAAACTTTTTTAACACTTGTCCAATGTAGGAAAAATAATGCGAACCAGGCTCACCTCCAGGATATACAACTCTCATTATTTCTTTTCCAGTTATCTCTCCTTTCAACCAACCTTCCACAATTTCAAAATCTTGTTCATTGAATTCTCTTCTAAGAGAATATATTCTAGGTTTTTCTTTTGCTCTTAATTCTTCAATCTTTTCTAAAAGAGTTTTATTTTTTTCCTCCCCCTCTATTTTTTCTCTCATTTCTTCATCCAATTCTCTGGCTTTTTTTATCAATTCTATTTTTTCCATAAAGTTCTGTATTCAACTAAATTATCCAATTCGCTTACAAGAATTGGCACGCTGTTAATGCCATAGAACTCAACCTCGTTCTGACCTTCTTTCAAATTCTGATTCAAGATTATTTTCTTATCAGGAAAATTCTTTATCAGATATTTTTCTATTTTCACATACATTTTTTCCATATTATTTTAGTTATTGTTCCTTTCGCCACGACTGCCACATTGTAAGTAACAGCCATGGCGGAAAGATACAATGTTGTTACCCTAATTTAAGCACTTTCTCAACTACTTCTTTTGTTCTTTCCAAGATAGCCAAATCATTATCAGTTAATTTAACGGAAGGATTCCGCAGAAATCCATTTCCATTAGAAATAACATAATTACAACTTACAATCATGTTCCTAACATAAGCAGAACCCTTAGCATTACTTTCGACATATTTCGTATCAATGTCGAACTTGCCTTCCATAAATTCATCCACTAATTTTGGATTGGAACGAAACGAATCTTTAATGCGAGTGTAACCTCGATGAGTGTTTATTTCTCCGTCCCTCACCTTTTCAATCAACAACTTTTCCATCCTATTCTCATCAGCTTTCGTGAAAGATTCTTCCAAAACCTTCTCTTTGATGTTTCGGGCAAAAGATTTAATCTCTCGTATGCCTTCGGCGTTTGAAAGATTCAGTTGATGTTGCACAAACTTTTCTTTGTTCTGCAAACTTGCAAACGCAGTATAAGTTCGGACAGTTCTTTCGGTAACTGACAACATCTCGCAGACTTCTTGCAAAGATTTGCCTGAAACTTTAACTATTTCTAAGACTGCTAAGGCTTTTTCCACAGGCGTCCAACTTTCATGTTGTTCTTGAACATGGAATTGTTCTATCAACCTGTCAAAATCTCCTTTTTCTTCCACGATGTGCACAGGCACTTCTTTCAAACCTAATTCTTGAGCAACTCTAAATCGGCGTTCCCCGTCAACCAATAAATAATTCTTTCCTAATTTCTGAACTATCAGAGGTTGAACTATTCCTTGACGTTTGATGGAAGCTTTCAAAGATGCCATTTTTTCAACCTGAAAATATTTTCTGGGTTGATTTTTGTCAGGTATAATCTGACTCAATTTTAATGTTTCCATTTAAGTTTTTATTTAATTTAATAATGACCGACCTAAGGCGACAACACTCTGATAACCAAATCGGGGGTTAGTAATTTACTTTCGCCAGACACTTCAGGTTAAGTCCTATCCCTTGCGAGTTAGGTGGAAAAATCAAAGTATCTGGAGGAAACACGCAAGGTTATTGTTTTATTCTCCAAACTGTTGGCTCGTGGTTTGTAAATACTATTTCAACTTCTTTACCGACCACTTTTGATATTTCTTTTTCTAACGCTCTGTAAGTTGTCCACTCATCTTTCTTTTCAGGAATACAAGCTATGTAGTGTGGCATAAAAATACTTTTTTCATATTCTCCTTGTCCAAACAAACATATTGCATTACCTTTCCAAAAGACAGCATCGTCATCTTCAAAGCGTTTGTAAGCCACTGCATATCTTTTTTCTTTCATTTCTTTTTCCGCAGTAAGTTGCGAGCTTTTTTAATCCCCCGATTCAGTTATCAAAGTGCTATCCTTTAACCTCCTATGGCTATTATATACTATCTAGCCAATAAAAGCAAATTATTAGGCATGGGCAAGTTTTTAGACATTCCCAATAGACCCACGTTTATATGGTTCGCTTAGCGAGAAAAATAGTATTTTTCAGCATTCGGGATTTTCCCCAACCTAAAGCGATATAATAGTTTCCCAAACCTCTCTAGCAACCACACCAAATTCTCGGTTATTATCAAAACGAAACGTCTTATATTTCTTCCTTTGACAGAAAGCTACCAATCTTGAGACGCCTTTTTCAAAAGTTACATATTTTTTCAAGTTAATTTTAGATTTTGCATTTCTAATGAGAACTCTTTTTTTTAATTCTTCATAGACTGTATCTAAAATCATTACAATGACTTCATGATTGCGAGAATAGTAAAAAAAATCTTTTCGGTTGCTGAACAAAGCTCCGTGAATCAAATAATCACGGTTAGATAAAAAAAGTTTCTCAAAGAATTCTTTTTTAGTAACTTTATATCGTTTGAAATCATCCGCCCCTCTTTTACCGCCAATGCTTAAAAAACCTCTGACCTCCGTGGTAATTCCATCAGAACATAATAAATGAGGATAAAAATTAACAATAGAGGTCTTGCCAGAACCATAATATCCGACTAAAACTATAACTTTTTTCATATTAGAGAAGAAGAAAAATCTATATCCTCCTTTCTATTTACGTTGACTGTCATAATGGCAATTTCCTTCTTTTCAAATAAAAGAAAAGATGTATCTTTAAATGCTTCAATTTTTATCAACGACCATTCAGGATATTTCTTCTTAAAGAATCTGCCCACTTTCTCGTAAAAATCATTTAAATTACCCAATAATTCTTCCCCTATAATTTTTTCATAAGTTTTATAAGAAGATAAACCATATTTTAAATAGAAAACAGAACAGTCATTTATCAAAACATATTTCTGAGCATTGAAGAAAACCATATCTAAAATAGGTTTATATTCATTCATAAATCTTTTAAGAGTGAAATTATTGAAATCAGCGAATATAAAATCAGCTTTCGGCATTATATAACCGAACATATCTTTATTATTTACTTTCTGGTTAGGGAAATTAACTTTCAGAATTTCAAAACAATATGGACAAAAATCATTCAATTCGGATTCTCCTTCATGAAATATTCTGCCACTAATACCAATTCCAGCTAATAAATCAAAATATGTTTTATATTTTCCTTTTATCTCCTCTTTAATGTTTAAAAGACATTTTATTTTAAGTGGCAGAAGAACCTCTCTGTAATTTTTGGACGAAGAATATCTTTTTAAGAATTTCTCCAAATATGAAGTATCGTTCTTCATAACGAAACTTCCTTTGAAATTCTTATCACTTCCTAAATAAACAGAATAGTTTTTGAAATTAAAAATCATTGACGTAGTCGTTAAAATTATTCTTAAAACACGACCATTCTTTGTACATCATAATAACTTGTCCAGTTTTCAGATAATGATTTTGTTTCACAGGTTTTAATCCAGGGTCTTTCGGATTGCTCTCTAAAAGTAAATGACGTGGGAGGCATTCTTGCCGTAACTGCCAAAAAAAATCCATCTTCTTTTTCCAAAGTCGCTCATGTCGTTTTATTCTTTCATAAAACATATCATTGTAGACATTCGGATATCTGCGATTTAAACGATGCCAACTCTTGTAACAGCACAAAGTGCTCTCCAAGGTAAAATAATTCGTCTCAGGGCAATTTTGACGCTCTAGAGCCTCTTTAAGGAGCTGTTCTCCCTCTCTAACAAGCCAATTTATGCATTCAAGCGAATAATCACCTTTAAAGTTAGGATTGAGTTTGTCGTGCCAATCCAAATCATCTCTGCCTAGAACTTTGCATAAACCGTTCCGATGAGATTTTGAACCTTCAATATCCTCCAAAAAAAGAGTTGAACAATCAATATTTAAACCAGCTATCTTTAAATACTCCAAATAAGAGAAAGTAGAAAGTCTGCCAAAATAAGCGAATTCATTTATAACATAATCCCAAACTCTATTGAAATTCTCTTTGGGAGTGCTGAAACAAAATTTATTAAAAAAATCTTCCTGCGTTTTGCCTCCCAAATGTTTTTTATAATCTTCAATACAACTTTCAAATTTATTCTTTACCCATTTTCTATCGCTGTCCCAACCGAATTTTAAATAATTCAACCTAAAATATGAAGATAATTTTTTCAAATCCAGATTTTCCAAAGAAGGAAAATTCTGGAATATCTCAAAAGTAGTAACTACGTTCTGCGTAACTCCGTTTATGAAACAGAACCAATATTTCTGTTCTTGATTCATTTTTAATTTCTCAAAAATATAAGGAAAAGCGTAATAAACTCCGCCTGGATGAGATTTATATTTCAAATGAAATTCATAGAATCTCAAAAAAACTTCTCGGCGATATTTAGGTTCTCTAAAATCCATTCCATATTTAAGTTCTTTAATCTCATTTTCACAAAATCTTTTCATTGTTTGCCACGACTTCCTACTAATTTGGCACGATGTTCTTCTGGCATTTTCCAACGTGTTCTCTCACGTTCTGTCTTCCTGTTTCGTATGCGTGCCAATTCTTCCGTCATGTTCAAACATTTCCACATTTGTTTAAGAGAATAATAAACTATGGAAAATCTGTGAGAATCTGGTGTAGTGTAAATTATTGGAGTTACACCATGCATAATGCTCTGACCATCAAACATAATTATGGAATTATTGCGGAGTTCAAAACCAATTCCATATTCAGGCAATGAAAGATAACCGCCTTGGATGCCTTCTTTGAAAACAATCATTAGAGAATACACATCATTGAAATTCCCTGAATCAAAATGATATTTAAGCGGATTATTCTTGTTGATAATCCCACTGGTGAAAATACTTTTCTGATTGAGTTTCCAAATATCTTTTATTTTTTCATCAGTTTGAGCTTGATGAGCTTTGTAACCTTCTGGATTATATTTCTCATAATATTTTTCTATCTGCAAAGCCAGATTACAAACTCTGGCGTGAATGTCAGGCATCTCTTTGGCTAAAGAAGTGCTGGAACAATAATCACCTCGTATGGGTTGCCGTGGACGGAAACCGAAGATGCGAGATTTGGAAGAAAGTCCACGAGTGCGTTTGCCTTCGTGGTATTGGATTAATTTCAAATCTTTCAGAACTTGCGAAGTATCAATATCAACAATGTCGTAAATTATTTTTATCTTACTGTCTCCATCGACGTCAGCCTCAGTGAAAATACTGGGTTCTTTAATTAAAGTTTCAAAATCTTTTTCTAAAGCCGTTCTGCGAACCCAATCTTTGTAATCAACATCTTTCTTTTTAAGGATGATTTCTCTCATATTCTTCCAAAATCTTCATAAACGCTTCGGTATGATTCTGAACTCCCAACTGCGTCATAAGTTTTTCCATCCTTGGCATTACATTCTCAAATTCTTCTGCGGTGAAGAATAAAACTATCTGTTTAATGTTTCCTTCAAGATAACTGTCCATCGTTTGCGTCAAATCCGATTTATCAATTTGAATCTCCTCATTGAACATTCCTAATTCAAAATCTTCAAAGCCTGCCAATTTTAATTCTTCCATTTCAAATGCTCCCGCCAGAAGTTCGTTGTCCCAGAATCCACCCATTTTATTCGCATTTAGATTTGCCTGTCCCGCCTTCTTTTCATCCCAATCAACTTCTCGATAATTATATTTCTCTCCATTGTAAACGACATATCCGACTGCCACAGTGCCGACTTTAGAATTCTCCACAGGAATAGTAGTAATCTGCACATCTTTGTCATTACGTTTAAAGAATTGAGTGCGTTGATTGCCTCCGATTAATTCTTGAGTACGAACGTTATAAACAATTCCTGAAAGGTCGCCAAATTCTTTTATGGAATCTCCCAAAAGATTAAACATCTTCTCAGTTATTTTTCTGGGATTGCGATGATACTGTTTTAATTGGTTTATCTCCATTGTTGTATTCTTTCTTTTAATTGAAATGTCGGCGTGAATGTCATCTTCGTGTAAGCTGGGAAACTATCATGCTGCCCCGTGAAAGGATTAAATGCTTTCTTTATTGCTTTCATTCTCTTTAATTTGAAAATGCCTAATCCGATAATCTTAACAGACCCATTCTTTAAAAGATAGGCAGAAAGTGTTGTAATAAATTTCGGGTCAACCTTAATAGTTGCCTTCTGGGGTTTATTAGCCATTTTGCCTATTCTAATTCCATTAGACGATATCTGTCAAGGACGGTTCACAAAATTCTTTTTTGTATTTCTATTTTGCTCCGAAAAAGTCGCCCATCTACAATTTTCTGGTTCATAATTTCCGAATGGATTTATCCTATCTAAAGTTGTTTGACGTTCTCCATATTTTTCCTTGTGTGCTTCATAAAGAGCAAACATATCTTTTAAGAAATTTTCAAACTTATACCAGCTAGGGCAAATTTTTATTCCTACATAATCTTTAGCACAAATATATTTAGGGCTTAGTCGGTCAAACATTGAACGCCATCTTTTATAGAACTTCGTGCCAGTCATGGCATGTTTAGTGTTTTTATTACTCACAAGTTCACTCCTTTTACACCCACATGAACTTGTAAATCTTGCATTAGGTTTTGGAACTATATTAGAAAAAAAGAATATCTTTTCTTTTCCGCAGTCGCACCGACATAATACTTTTTTATAAACTCCTTTACCTAGAACTTTTAGTATAGTCAAATAACTCATCTTTACTCCAACTCTGCATTTTGATAAACCTCTCTTTTTCATTTTCATAAAAAATAATATCCGCCTTCGTTGTTCTCTGTTTATCTTGTAATATTTTATTCACAAATTCCCTGCCATACCTGCCTTCCAATGCGACAAGAAACATCGCACCATTACCTCCTAAATTTATGTTGCAATTATAGCACGAAGAATGTAAATTACGCAAATTATAACGCAAAAATGCTCCGCAAGTTGAACGTGGGATAAAATGTCCAGTATGCCAGCCACTGCCCTCCAACCCCGTCTTTCCACAGACGATACAGACATTGCCGTCACGTCTGCGGACTAATTCTTTACAAATTTCCCAAATCTTTATTTGGATGGTGGAGATTTTCTGTTTGCTTTTCTTTTTAAGACGTGTCCGCTGTCGCAGACGATGGGTTTTCTTCACTTATGGAAGTATATCTCATTATTAATTATTAAGAAAAGAGGTTATTACCTTGTGCTTTTAATCTATCTTCAGCTATTTTGCAGTAATCCTTTGATAAGTCTATTCCAATATATTTTCTGCCGAGCTTATTGGCGACTATTCCAGTTGTGCCGCTACCAAAGAACGGGTCAAGCACAATATCCCCCTCTTTGCTTCCAGCTCTGATAAGCGGAGCGATTAAAGTCTGCGGATAGGTGGCGTAATGTTCTATCGCTCCGTCCTCCCCGCTATTGGTGAAAATATCTAGGAAGTCAGGCGGCACTGCGCCTTTCTCGTTTAGCTTTACTATTCTGGCGGGCATACCATATTCTTTTGACTTGTCGCCCAAACTGCTGGGATTTTGTCCTAAAGCATTTCTGCCCTGTTCGTATTCGGCTCTTTGGAGTGAAACTAATTGATGTGGAGTGCGGATGCTATCAAGGTCAAAATAATATCTTTGACTTTTTACAAAGAAGAAAAAATACTCGTGGGCTTTCTTCCACCTGTCTTGCACACTTTCAGGCATAGCGTTTCTTTTTATCCAAACTAATTTATTTCTTAAAATCCAGCCACGCTCAATCATTTCCAAGGCAAAGCGTTCGGGTATCATAATTAAAGATTTTGGTTGTATATTTCCTTGTTTCATTCCTGTTGGTTCTGGCACATCTAATCCTCTAGCACTTGATTTAGGGTCTTTCCAACCAAGATGTCTAGTCGCTCCTAATGATTTATAACTATCTCCTAAATTAACGAAACAAGTGCCGTCTTTTTTCAAGACTCGTTTCACTTCGTCAAAAATATCACAGAGGTTTTTAATAAATTTTTGATAAGTGGGTTCTAGTCCTATTTGTCCATCTACTCCGTAATCACGAAGCCCATAGTAAGGCGGCGAAGTAACTATGCAACTTACACTCTCATCAGGAAATTTCCGCAGTTCTTCTAAAGCGTCTCCACAGATTATAGAATTAGGTTTCATTTCTTTCTTCTTATGAAATAACGAGGACGGCTGACTCTAAAACCAAAGGTCATATCCCAGATAAATTTAAGTATTTTGGTTAAGGTTTTCATTGCATCCATTCAGGCTTATATTTCTTGAATAATAGTTTAATTCTTTCTCTTTCGGTTTCTTCTTGCTCTGCGGATTTTTCTTCTATGGCGGGCGAAAGTATTTTATCCCTATCTGAAGTTACCACAAAGACATTTTTTTCTTTGTCTATGTAACCTTCAATTTTCTTTTGAGGGTTGTTATTCATTTGATTTCTTTAAACTATTAAAAAAACTCATCTGCCTTTCATTTTCTTGCCATTCACCACTTTTATATTTTTCTTCAAAATAAACCGCATTACATCCTTCACAAAACTCCCACTGTGTGTAATAAAAAGTCTTAATCTTCGGTGCCTGTGTTCTTTTTCTTATTACAGTTGGCACACCACATTTTCTGCAGACTCTACCTATCCCGATATTAACTTTACCACGATTCTTTCTATTTTTTTTAGACATGGTTAAACCAATAAATTACCTGATAATTCTTTTTCAGGAGAAAGAAATGCCCTTTAGCCCTTGGTTTTGGACTTCTATTTTTAGGAAAGCAAATTCGGTTTTCTCCCCGTCTTTCCAAAGTTCTTACTCTACTTGCATCCATACTGGTCTGTTTCTAGCTCTATTCTCCCAGCCCATGCAAGCGTAATCTCATAACAAATCTAAGAACGTAGAGTTATGAGTAGTAGCATTCTCCCCCTGCCGTGAAGTTTCTGCTCTCGGTTACCATTCAAGTTATTTGTGAGAGGCTGATAACCTTCGCCCACCCATACTCACAAGATGTAACGAAAAAACCGCCCCCTAATTAAAGGTTGCGGTTAATTCGTCTCTTTGCATAGAAGAAACAGCTAGATACTTTGCAATATTACAAACTATGCAGTTGTTTCTTTTTCTTCCATGCATATTTACATTATGCCTTAACCAAATAAAAAAGCAAATGTAATTGGGGAAAAGTCAGGGGAAAACGAGGGTAAAGCCTAAAAGAGCTTTGTTTGTTGGGTATTTTCCTCCTTTCGTTTGCCGTAATTCCGCTGAATTGAACCCCTAAAAGGACGGTTATCCACAGTTACTCTATTTTTGTTTTTGCGGTCTTTCTGCCTTTTAGTTTCTCCCATTTAATTATCAAATGGTGAATCTTCTAAATTATTCTCAGGATATTCAACCCCTATATTGTTGGGAACATTGACTGCTCCGCTTTTAAACGTACCGTCATCATTCATTGTCCAATCAGGAGCAGTAAGATAAACCACGTTCTTTAATTTTCCAGCGACCATCATTTTAAGAATCCAGACTTTAACTTTCTCTCCCACCCATTTCGTTGAATCTTCGCCAAAAGCATCCACGCAGTTGTTCAGACTGGTTTGGTTCCAAGATAATAATTTTTCAACACCTCCAACGTCAACTCTAAAAACAGTCCTTGTTCCAAACTCTCCCTCTAATGGTTGTCCAGCGTCATTTATCTTAATAATGTCTCCGTCATGAATATCAACCCCTGATTTAATCCACTCCCCATTCAAATTTACCTTTTTCTTGATTTGCATTTTATTTATTGTTAATCTTGATAATCTTTTTTGCCACACACACTGCATCTTAAATAAATAGCAGGTTTGTAAATCCAACTATTTACGATGATGCCTTTTTCTTCCAACATTTTATTCTCCGCCATCACGAAATCGTATCTGCGTTTTTCACTTCGGTAATATTCTTCGATTGTTTCTTGTGAAACCGCCTTGACGGTCTTAACGTGATTTGGCAGGATTATCTGCATCCGATGCGGACGTCTGCCTTTACAGAGTTTCGGTTTCTTTAATGAACCCGATTTCTCTTTTTCAACCCATTTTTTCTTTTCGTAATTATATTCTTTCACTTCTAATGATAATTGTCAGGTCTATTATTATTTTTCATATTGGTTAAGGAATTTATACAATCCTAATGCAAACCTAAATCCCTCTTTACACCCTTTTACATCGTAATTGAACACAGGTTCAACTATCTCTGCTCCGAATGGAACAATCGCCAAAGCTGTAATTTCTTTCTCTATTTTTCCAAGCAGGTTGCCATCCTTGTCAAAGAATCCATTTTCTTCAATTTGGATTGTGTAACCACCTGTTTGTAGGAATTGTGCTGGATATGCCTCTTTGGAACTTTTGAAATCCATTACAACAATTTCGCCGCTTTTCAATTCCGCAATACAATCAACAATCCCACCAGTATGCAATTTCTCACTGTAGATATGTGCCTCCGAAGCAAGAAATCTTTTAACATTCTTTTTTGTCCATTCGACGAATGGTTTTATTTTACTAGCATAATCAGTAAGTTTCCCATTCATGTAGTCTTTTACGAATTTTTCAAGTTCGGAATGCAAATCAGTTCCAGTTTTTGCAGTTTCCTTAAGATTGACGGCATGGGCTTTATACGCTAAATCTAGCCTTTTCAGCCAATCCTCCGCTTCTAGGGCTTTAATGCCCTCTAAAGCGATTTTAGCCACTTCTAGACGCATTGTAGGGTCGGACTTGGTAGCTGTCCAACCTAACGTGCTGACAGCCTTGCCTGAAGCCCAATAAGTTAAAGGTTTAGCTATAACTCCGATTATGGTTGATGTTCCAAGTAAAGGTTGTCCACGCAATGTGTGCATATGTTCTCCCTTTTCGTCAAGGAATTTATAATCATTTGGTTCACCTTTAATCGGTTCACTCTCCGCAAATCTTCTTTCATCTTCAATCTTGTCTTTTATTTTCGCCATCGTAGAATTCTTTATTTTCACCCCAAATAATCCAATTCATAATTTTCTGTGCCCAATTTTTAGGTAATGGATTATTCAGAGATTCTTTTTCTTCTGTTGTTAATTCTAATTCTCCAGTTTTTTCGTTGAATGTTGACATATAATTTCCACCATACTATACATATATAGTTACGACCATACTATATACCTAATACATATAATATACTATATAGCTAATAAAAGCAAATTATGTTGGGGAAAACTATTTATCGGTTGTGATACGAACTTGGCGAGTCGTCCGAATAAACACAAAATCGCAGAGGAAGTCAGGTCTCTGCGATTCGTGTCGTGTCTGCCAGAATCTGTGGAAAAGATAAACCACGATTCTGAAAAATGCACTCATTGATTAATACAAATAAAAGATGAGTGCAGATTTTATTTTAACATATTTAACATCAAACAAAAAAGGAGTTGTTCAAGCTCCTTTGATTTGCCGTCCATAGAATCTCGTAAATTAAAATCTTTTAGTCGTTAAATTTTTAGATGTCATCTGCCTTGTCGGCAAGACAGATAGGAGGCACACAAGGTACATCACAGCCGTAGAGCTGGACGTGGCTCGTTAGCTTCTTAATAGTATAGCATTAAAAATAGGGAGGCAATTCCGCCTCCCCGTTCTTTATCTCGCATGATTAAACTCTGGCACTTTGAAAAGGTAGATTCGCTCAAACGGCTCTTGCCCGCCTTCATGCTCCAACAATCTGGTAGCGCAGGCAAATGAGCAAACCTTCTTCTTCAATCTGTCTATCCACAGCGCCTCATTTCTGATGAGGGCTTCGCCGCAACAGTCGCACCTTACTTCGGACTCTCCTTCTTTTGCCATGTTTCCTCCTTTCAGTCTGTGTTTTTCCATTCTTCCCCTTCGTCATCTTCGTAGGAATTTTCAGCTTCCCATTTCTCCCAATGAGCGAAGGAAAGGAACAGCATTTGTAGACGCGGAACATAAATCCCTTCGCCTGGCGGGATTGGCTGACCGCAACAATCGCATATTTTATTTTCAATGCTCATAAAAATTCAAGGATATTTTAGCATACAAAAGAAAAACTGCCCTAAGCAGTTTCTCCTAAGTCCTAAATTATCCACAGAATCCCCAGCCGAAGCCAGGAGGAACGCTTGAAAATTATAGCATGACTATTTCACACGCATACCGAGGAAAGTCCCCTGCTCCGTCGTGCCAAATTCTTTGACCAAAGCGGACAAACCAGCCACCAGAGCGATATATCCTATTTGATTCCAGTCTAGCTCCGTAATGCTCGTAAAACCTCCTATAAAGCTCAAAACTGAAGCTATTACCGCGTACACCACTACATTCAAAATCTTTGTCCAATTATTCATTTTGTTACTATTAAAGTTGTTAATTTCTTCTCCGCCGACATCAGAGAAGTCAAAGTCTCTTTTCGTGATTAAAAATCTACTTCGGTAATGTTTCATTGGTTAAGTTCAGCGCGAGTTTTAGCTCCCACGATTCCGTCAACGAACAGATTATGTTTCTTTTGATATTCTTTGACCGCTAAATGCGTTTTTAAACCGAAAATTCCGTCTGGTTTGAGATTCAATCTTCTTTGCAATTCTCTAACTTCATCACCGCGACTACCAAGTTTCAAAGTTAAATTAAAAATGTATTTTTGAGGTTTAGGAAAATTATACACCATCGTCCATGCGCTCCAAACATAGGGGTACTGGAAGTAATCCTCTGAAATGTATTGATGTCCTTCTTCGCCGATATCCCCCCAAGAATTGATTATTTTAATGAATTTCTTGCCATCAATGAGTTTCGCTCCTGTACAAAACACCCAATGATTCCAAGTTGTATTGTCTAAAACATCTGGTCTCAAAGGAAAAGCGGTGCGCCAGGTGTTGTTGTTTTTTCCAGTAATGCCGATAACGCATCCTTTATTTTCCCTAATAGCTTGGGCGATGCTATTGATATTGATAGAAACTGTGGCATAAGATAATGCTCGGTCTAAATAAGCGTCCGTAAAGGCTTCTGGCGTAATATCTTGCGGACGGGTGTAAAAAGCCTCCTCTGCGGGCTTCCAACCATCATAGGAGGGCGTTAATCGTTCATCTCCCCAGCCTTTGTTTACTACCAAGTCGCAGATTCTTCTTCCATAAGTCCCTCCGCCTGGTTCAAAAGTCTGGGCGTAAATAAACTTGGCGGATTTCTCCTCATAATCAGAATCTAAAACTTCTCCGTAATAGCCCCACGCCTGCCCTCCACAGCTTGAACTCCCGTCTTGGTCTTTGACTTTCAATTTTTTGCCGATTATTTTTTCAACATCATATTCCGTGCTCCAATCAAACGGAGGCAAAGAACCAGCAATAGCCGAGAAATGATAATCTCTTGTGTCGGGTAAATCTTTTATCGCTCCTGTTGCAAAATTTTCCATTTTAGTCATCGGTGATAGTTAAAACCAAAGTTAATAATACACAGACCGCGATGAACATTAAAATCAATTCGTTATTCATCGTCAAAATGATAATTCTTTTCCATTTCTTCTTGGAAACATAATTCACAAAGGTGGAGTTCCGCTTTACGACCGCATTTGTCGCACAAAATTGATTCTGTCATGTTGTTTTAATTATATATTAATACGCGCCAACTTGGAACGATTCGCTGGTATATTCAAACTTCTCCGTTCTGACTGAATTTATCTTGATGTTCACAGTCATGCGGAGCTTGTAAGTTCCCACATCTATGCGAGTAGGTAAAGGTACATCCCGCATTTCTTTACTGCACCCTTTAGATAAGTGTATCACTTGGTCAGGCACATCCCATAGGTCGCCTGTGTTGATATTTTCTAACTGCCTGTTGAAGATTTGAAAAGAATCTTTATCCGAGCAGTATTCCATTTCAAAATGTATTGACCCCCCTTGACCCGTTGAATAAGTGATAACTTTGAATGGCTGGACGACAGTGAGCGGATTGCTGGTGTACAAGAGCAGGAAAGAAACATAAATAACCATCAACGCTCCCAATATCGTAATGACCAGAGCGGTCTGTTGAAACCATCTTTCTTCGGTTATGTCTCGTATTTTCATCTTCCTGTGTTAATAAAGAAATTGGTAATCGCCGCCATGAACGCCACTCCGATTGCCGCCGCGATAGAATAAATTATCCTATTTGGAATCTTTTGTTTCTCCTCAAAGAGAACGAATCTAGCGTCAATTATTTCTTTGGTGGAATAATTCTTTTCCATAAAAGCACTAAACTTGGAATCAATGATTTCTTTGGTAGCGTAGTTCTTCTGCATTACTTCTATCTTCTCTGTGAGATATTTAATCTCTTGCCGCAGAAGTTCGTATTTCATTTCTTCATTTTCCATAAATATATTATAGCTTAAAAGAATCAGATAGCTTATTGATTGCAATACTCAGTGATGACAATTATGCCAGCTCCGCCTGTGCCTCCCACGAACGCTCCAGCCGCTCCACCGCTCCCGATTGATATAGCTCCCGCTCCACCAGAACCATAGTTTAATCCATTGTTTCCAGCCCCGAAACCAGTTCCAAAAACATTTGTGCCTGAAAAGTAACTATTTCCTCCGTTTCCATAACTTAATGCTTGTGCCGCTATCCAAGTGCCTTGATTCCCGCCCCCGCCATTCGTATTAAAATCACCACTAGAACCTACCCCGCCAGCGCCGCCAAGATTGTTTCCACTAGCCGCAGTTGTTGCGCCAGCCCCACCCACCCCTCCTGTAGCCGTTATCAAAGACCCCAGACTGGTTGTCCCGCCTGTACCGCCTGTGCCTCCCGTATTAGCTCCTGCTGTTCCTACCGCTCCGATAGTAACTGTCTGGCTTGCTCCGATGGTTGCCGCCGTGATTACTTTCCTTGAATATCCTCCACCTCCGCCCCCAGCCGCCACAGACGCTTGTGTTGCGATGCTGATAGCTACACCACCCCCGCCTCCTCCTGGAGCTTGAACTTCAACTACGCAATAAAGCATACCTGCTGAAGGCGTATAAGTTCCGCTACTTGTAAAGACTTGTGTCTTGACTGTAGCTACAGTAGTTGCAGTTACAGCGATTTTATATCTTGTTGCCAATTTATTAAAATTATGTTGTTAAACTTTTAATGAATAATTATACTATATATTAAGATAGAAATTACTCCCATCAAACTCAATAGCTCCACTTTCACTAACAGTATTTAATACCCCTGAAGTAAATTTAAGCGGAGCTGTGCCTGCTGTCGCTGTCCCTGCCTTCAAATGCAAGACTGCAGTCGGGCTCGTCGTCCCGATGCCGACATTGCCGTTTGCTAGAATCGTCATCTTGTTTGAAATCGTTGTTCCTGAATTCGCAGTATTTGTGTAGAAATTAAGACTTGACCCGTCAAGAGAAAGAACAGCCCCGTGTCTGATGGTTTGATTGCCAAAGTCAAGCTCACCTCCTCCTGTCGCTCCGCCCGCCAGAGCCAAGAATGAGTATCTTCCTGAAGCAGCAGTGGATATTGCCGTATAAAAATGGCTGTTTCCTTGACCATAGATGTCAGGATTTGTCGTCCCAATCCCGACAAATCCACTATTCAAAATCGTCATCGCTTCCGTCGCTCCGTTGTTGCCTACAAGGAAGTGCATGTCTGCGCCTGTCGCTCCCACTCCAGTTGTAGTTTGCAAGAACAAGTCCGAAGTAGTCGTTGAACCTCCGATGATTTTGTTGGAGGTCATCAAGATGTTCCCTGTCATTATTCCGCCAGCGAGAGGTAACTTAGCGCTTAATTGCGTCTGAATCGCCGAAGTAACACCTGAAAGATAACCTAGTTCTGTCGGCGTAACGGCGCTTGATACCAAATTGCTTGAAGCGTCTAAATAGGGAACGGTATCAGGGGTGAGCGTTACGAAGGTATAGTCAGGAGCGTTGAAAGCGACATAGTTATCGTGCTGAAGCTGGATACCTGAGCTGTCCATCACGAATCCGCCATTGCCTGCCGTTCCTGCCACAGAGAAACTGCCTGTGTCTGCTGTGAGATAAGTTGTTGAGAGTCCTCCATTGTCGGTGGTGATACGCCAGTAAGTGTCGTCCAAGATGATGGAAGTGCCCGTCGCCGAAGGACTTTTAATGACCGATGTCGCGTCGTAGAGGATAACAGGCACTCCAAAGACCACTCGGTCGTTACCTGTTACCGTCAATCCATTCCCGACTATCAAGCTGTAATCGCTCGTTACGGTGTTTCCGAGACCCATTATGATGCTGTAAGAGCCATCTAAAGTGTTACCGAGACCAACAACCAAGCTCCCTGAACCTGTTTGCATCGTGTTACCGAGACCGACGACGATGCTTGATTCACCTGTCATAGAGTTGCCGAACCCAACAGCTACATTATTTCCAGTATTTAGGGTGTTACTGCCTATAGATAGTGAATCGGTATCGATTGTTGGATATATCATATCGTCTAATTTAGACCAGAGTGACGCTCCTCCCTGTTGGTCAAGCTGAAAACGAGTGCCTGCGCTGTCTGTCCAGTAGAGGTGAGTGTTGGTAGCTTCCACTGCTCCAGCTTCGGGAGTGGTCATTACCGTTCCGCCTAGAGTAAATTTAAGAGGTGCTGTGCCTGCGGAGGTAGAAACTACTTGCGTAAAATTAACAGGACTGGAGAGTTCTATAAGAACACCACCAATAAAGATGCGATTAACGTCCATATCAATCGTCTGATATAGAGCTCCGCCAGAGTTAACATTTAGAACAATCCCAGCCGCGCCGCCAGATTTAGTTATTCTTATGAAAGAAGTATCATCTACGCCATTATTGGAAGAAAGTTGCGCAGTAGTATCAGTTAAAATGAGCGAACCTCCTATACCAGAAGGACTTTTGATTACATCCCCAGAGGACATCGTGATATCTGTTCCTCCTGTAACGCTTCCTAAAACAAGGGTTTGAGCCAAAGTTTCACCACCACTCCCATCTAATTGAATGCGAGTCCCTGCGGAATTTGTCCAATACAAATGAGTATTGATAGCTTCCATCGCGCCTGCTTCTGGGGTAGTCATTAGAGTACCTCCTAGAGTGAATTTAAGAGGTGCAGAACCAGCCGAAGTGGAGACTACTTGCGAAAATAGAGTGGGAGCAGACAGCTGGAGGGAAGGAGTCCCGATAAAGATTCTGCTCGCATCTATATCAATCGTGGCATTCAAAGCGCCTCCCGAATTGTGATTTATTCTTATCTGTCCTCCTGTAGCCGATGATACTTCAATGAAAGGACCGTCATCTATGCCAACATCAGTAGAAAGTTTGGCGTAAGCATTAGTGAGAATCAAAGCTGATTGAGTACCAGAAGGACTGGTTATCATGTCCCCAGAAGAAAGAATGATGTTTTCTCCGCCTGTGATGTTGCCCAAGACTAAAGTTTGAGCGAGAGTTTCACCACCTGCTGATATATTTCCGCTCCCTAAAATAGAAGTTGAATTGATTGTTTTGATATTTGTGCCAGAGACTAGAGTGGCTTGCTTGCCATCTAATGCTGTCTGCAAATCAGTCTGGTCAGATAGTGTGCCTGTGATAGAACCCCAAGTGCCACCACCGCCTCCGCCGCTAGAATTTATAACGTACGGACTAGATGTCGTTCCCAATCCAGTGATAGTTACATTAGTTCCTGCTTGAATTAAATCTGTAATGTTTGAAATACCACCTCCATGCCATCTCATATCGGACATATTGAGAGGCATATTTTTGATGTCTTTTAATTCTAGTTTTTGAGCTTTTATTTTAGCGATTATTTTGTTGCTGTCTTCATATCCGATGATGACTTTACTATCAAGGACATTGTCCAATAGATTTAGTTTAGCAACAATTTGTTCAGGAGTGTCAGGACTGCCATCTTTACCATCTTTGCCTACTCCATCAATTCCGTCTCTGCCGTCCCGTCCATCAACCCCGTCCCGCCCATCCTTTCCAGGTATTGGTTCGGGTATTAAAGGTTTAATCAGATTAGTTAATTCTTCTTCTGTTGGAGTAATTCCGTCTGCTCCTTTTAAACTTGCTCTCTGTTCGTCTGTCAAATCTTCCCAAGTCAAAGGTTCTCCCGTATCACCTTTAAAGACAGTTTTCAACGATTGCAAGAAATTATCTTGACTGCCTGCTTTCATTTCTTTCAAGAGTTCAGTTTGTTCTTCAGCGTTTAGTTGTTGAAGTGTAGTAGGGTCGTCTGCAAATATTTTCTTTAGTTTCTTAAAATCTTTCATTGTTTAATTATATATCATTTCTTCTTTAATAATTGTGCACCCGCCACAGCTGCCGCACTAATGCCTGCTCCAAGAAACAATGGATTGAGCATTATTTTCCCGAAAGCATCAACTGGTTCTTTTCCCCATTCTTTCTTGATAGGAACTTCAGTCCATTCCACACCTTGTTTGTCGGTTATTCTTTTACCTCCGAACTTCTTTAGATAATTGCTTACATCTTTTTCGTAGAATTTGTAGATTGGATTGTTTTTATCTACTTTGCCAGAGATGTCAAATTGTTCTTTCATATATTCCATGCCCATTGGCACATTTCCATCATTGTCTTTTATATACTTTATGAAATCATCGGGGCTAGGAAAATCCTCGGTCATTCCCTCTGGGGCGTTTCGGGGTATCGCCTTAAACTTCCCATCTCCGAGGACATCGGTGATTATCCAGTCTTGTCCCATTCCTTGCTTAACTTCTTTGCCAACCTTTAATTCGTCGATTTTGAGAGGATTCCCCATTACTCCTTCTCCTTCTGTCCAAAATCCCGTGCCACCTTGTCCTAACCCCTCTATCTTCATAGCAGTCTCTCCAGTAGGGAATTGAAGTTTAGTTTTACCATCTTTAGCCGCTTGTTTTATTTCTTCTCGAAACATTCTGAATATAGATGTGCGGTTGTCGTATTGTTGGAGTTTGGAGAGTTCTTGCTGATTTTTTTGTCTAGCGATTTCATTTCCTTTTATTTCATTTCCATTACCTAATCGTCTTCCAATGGCACCGAAACTTTCATCATCATTTTTTGATTGTCTAAAAATATCTCCCATTTCTTTTTCCAAATTCCCCTTTTGATATAGGTCTGTTTGCCCTTCTATCACTCTCACAGTTTTACCATCTGCCATTTCTTCTACACGGGTATGACCGAAGTAGTTTGGAGCTTTCCCTGGAAAATGTGTATTTCCTGCCGAAGTTTTAATTGGCGATTGATAAATATGTTCTCTATAATTTGCAACATCTCCACGAATACTTTTATCTAATGTAGTATTTTCGTGCATCTGACTTTCTCGTTTTATTTCTCCTGTTCTTTTTAACGGCAACAATTCCGCCTTTACTTTATCTGCAAACTCTTTGACATTGATGGTGTCGCCTTTCATTGTAGATAAGACTTCACGAGTTAAATCTCGTTCAACTTGTTTCAATTCGCCACGATTGGTAGCATCTAAAATATATTGTCTGCTGACAGTGGTTCTGCCTTCTAAATCTTTTAAGATTTTAGTGGTTAATTCACCTGTATTCTTGTAACCACTAATAGAAACAAAGCCACCTTCTTTATTAGGGGTGTTTTTGATAGTTTCAAGGATTCCGCCTTCGCCTTTTGGGGGAGATGTTACAGATTTGACATTATCGGCTTTATGGTCTATAATAGGGTTTATGGGTATATTATTGTCATTACTAATAGGGGTCGCAGTTGCGTCATTGATAGAGCGATTAGAAGCTTGACCTGTTTCAACCACAGGGCTTGTAGAGAATCCTTGCTTATTCGGCGTGTACGGCATACCTCCCTGTGTAGGTTCTGCATAGATAGTATCGCTTGGTGGAAGTGCTAATCTTGTTTCTCTTAAAGCGTCTTGTTCAGCTAACCACTTAACAGTCGCCTTGTATGTTTCAGGGTCTTCTATTGCTAAACGAGATAATATCAATCTGCGAATTGGACTTGAAACAGAACTTTTAATTAGTAAATCAGCTACGGCATTTCCACCGATAGCTCCCAATATTTTACCTGGAATTGTCTGTCCCAAACTTGAACCGATAATAGTTCCGACATATTTTCCGAGCCTTCCACCCTTAAGAATTTTACTATCTAGCGATTCCAAGAATTTAGATGCTTCTAACCTACTTCCAATTTCTCTATTGAGTTGAGCCACTTCAGTGTGTCCTGCTGATTCCGCAACATCTTCAATAGTTCTTTGAGATGCTTTAGCGATTAAATAATCAGCATCCTTTCTCAATTTATCAGCTCCGATGAATCCTTTATTTCCAAAAGCATTATTCCAGCGTGCTTCTTTTATAGCGTTCACTTGAGTTAGATTCATTTCATCTCCTACCGTTATTCTATAATTATCAAATTCATTTTGTATATCTTGTATCAATCTAGGTGAGTCTCCACTTGCAATATTTTTATCTGATTTCGCTAAAGCAATAGCTTGATTTTCCAAATCATCAATTCTTACTTTAGGAGTTGAATTTTCAACTTCTCTTATTGCTTGAATATTTATTTCTCTTAATTTTGAAATACCTTGTCTAAATTCTTCAGCTTGGTCAAAAGTATTGAATTTGGTTCCAGAAGTTTTAGGTACGATGCCAGCTTCGGCTAGAACTCTCATTGGAGTCTTTCCTTCTGTACCTGCTTTGTTCAGCAAATCAGTTTTGACGTTTGCTTGATTGACAAGTTTTTTGCCAGGTTTTGTACCTGAAGACCATTCAATATATTTTTCTTCCAAACTATCAACAGCTTTTGGAACTTTCCCTTTTACAGCTGATGTAACTGCATTTGTAACTCCCGTTTTAGTTTTACTTGCCAATCCTGCGATAGAAGTATCGGCTCCTCGTGTAACTAGACCTGCTGTATCTGAAATAATATCTTTTCCAGTCGCTCCTTTACCTCCATACAAAGCAAGAGGAGCATCCAATGGTCTTTCAATCGGATATTTGGCAATGTCTGTATATGTCTGTATTTCTTTGTTAGTTCTATCTTCTTTAGTACCAATCTGTGAATTTATAGAATCCAAACCTTCTTTGTTGGTTATTAGAGCTTTCTTTAAATTTGTAGTATCTTTTCCTGCTTTTCTTGAATCAATAATCATCTGTAATATCTGCTCTCTTTGTTTTACCAATGTTTCTTGCACAGGTTTGAGAGCATCCAGTAAATCAGTTTTATCTTTTTGTCCAACTAAAAACTTGCCTGGGGCTTCACCTATCTTGGTTAAAGTATCACCAAATCCTCCAGCAATGTCTTTAGAACCTTCTACGAATCCTCTATTTCTATATATATCTCCTGTAACTTCTAGAGATTTGCCAAAGTTTCCAGCCGTACTCTCTAAAGCAAAATTGCCAAGGTTTGCAGCATTACTTGGAATGTTACCAAATGTTTTTGCAATGTTAGATGGAATAGTTCCAGCTCCGCCAATGCTTGCTTTGAACTGTGGTTCTTGTCCATACTGTTTAGGCGGTGGAGTTACAATTCCATTTCTATCCCAGAATGATTGAGTATTTGAAGTTGAAGTAGGTGATACACCTAACTGTGTTAGAGGTTTATCTCCTGTCATTGCTCTTATTCGGTTAATTTGTTCTAAAGTTGGCATAAAATTTATTATTTATATTCAGGATAATATGTTAAAAATTCCACGACAGATACATCATTTTGTCCGAGTTGTTGTTTTAATACTTCTCGTTTTTTGGTTATCTCTGGCAAGGAAAGAGGATTAAGAGCAATGTATGAAGTCAGAGTAGCTTCTGCATCCTTTTCATTATCAATCGTATCGCCTACTGGATTATATCCTTTTGAATAATCAGTTAGAAATTCTGTACCGTCACTCCCGCCTGAAATCTTGTCTATTCTTCTTCCATATTCATTGTAAATATTACGATAAGTCCTTTCTTGCGTTTTCAATCTGGCATCCAAAGTGCTATTCATAAAACTCCTGGCTTGGTCTGTTAAAAATCCTGTATTTGCAAATACTCTTGCCGTTTTCAATCCAACAGATTGCCATAGAGCTTGTGCGTAATCTTGTACTGTTTTATATTCTGTTTCACGAACAACAGAATTCGGGTCCATCACTTTAGCAAAAGCATAGACTCTAGCAATGTCATCAGTTGGCTTTCCACCTAAATCTTTTATGAAATTAACTTGAGTAGAAGTGACATTATAATCTTTTATTACTTGTTCATTATCAAATTGTCCAGCTATCTGTTGGATTTTAGTTACAGTAGTATTTGAATATCCTGCGCCATAGGCGGCGGCAGCAATACTCTTTTTCCTATTAGCATCTTTGTCCTGATAATTGTCAAAACTCATTGGCGTTTTCC